TACTTGAACTTTATATGCAGCCCTGGCGGTACGCTAGCAGCTGCTCCAATTCACGGTACTATAGAAACGATATGGGGTTGATATGCCAGGGTTTTCATCGATGGATGATTTCATTTCAGAAGTGTCGCAGAACGGTAAGTTCTTCCGGTCTGACTGGAACAAGAACTTTTTACCTACCACTGCAGCGGTAGCTGGTGAATGGCACTGCCTTGCTCGCGGTGCAGGTAATCCCGGTGCTGACTCTATATTTAACGCTGGTACTAACTTAACTTGGCAGCAAGTCAAGGATACAACCACAAACGCCGCAAGTATCCAACATGGCGGCAACGTAAGTCCAGACTACAAGTCTATTATCAATGCTAGCGCCTTTACTGCGGCAGCCACCACAGCTCCATGTATCATGATGTTGGTTGATCTACTTGGGTTTTACCGCGTAACTACAGTGACTAACACCACGTCGCAAGCTACGACCAACACGTTAGTGGCCTTTAGCGAATTCACAGCTGATGCGGGCACTGATATAATTACCCACACGAATATAAATCTGCTCAACTACTCCACAATTCAAGTGTCCTCTACCGTTACTTTGCCAGCAGGACTTTCGGCAGCCACTAATTACTTTGTCATAAAGGTGAGCGACACTACATGTAAGTTAGCGACTACCTACGCTAACGCAGTAGCCGGCACAAATATCGATATTACTTCCGCCGGCACTGGCACACACTCAATCAACACGCTGCTGCCTAGGTATACTGACGGCGCTGGTGTACAGGCAATGATGTGGAACACAAATGCCACCGCTATGGGTGCAGCTACACCAAGCTTGTCCTTGTCATCTTATACCAACTCCACTGCAACTGCAGCCAAGGCAACTCCAGCTACTTTGCCTATTGGCAAGACTGCTGCTGCCAACGGCCTTATCCTATATAGTGGAACAGGTAGCGGAAAATATGGACCTTTTATGCCACAAGCTGCTGGTGACAAGGGTATTAGGTCGATTGAAAACATTCAGATCTCCGTTTCCTATGTTAGCGGCGAGTTTTCTGTAGCATTAGTTAAGCCTCTATTAACACTACCCATCACGACATTGGGGGTAGCAGCGGAGCGGGACTTGATGAACCAGATGCCGTCACTCCCTCGCGTGTATGACGGAGCAGCCCTGTATTGGCTGGTTTATTCTGGGGCCAACACACCGACTAACAGTGCTATATACGGGCATTTGGATTTTGGATATGGATGATATATCTAGCTATTACGTGTACTTATATGTGTGCCCACTCACCTATAAAATTAGATATGTAGGTAAAGGAAAAGGCAAGCGCTGGTGTAATTATTCTCAACATGCGGGTCACTGTCTGAATTGGATAAAAAGTCTAGGCAGCCTAAAGCCTATAGTTGTTAAGGTGTATAGTGGACTTACTAACGATGAAGCCGTGGAAATAGAGAAAGAGTTTATAGTTACGTGCCTAGATATGGGGTGTAAGCTGACAAATTTAACTACTGGCGGGCACGGCTCAGCCGGATACAAGCATTCCGAAAAATCAAAAAAGCTTATGTCAGATAAAACAAAAGGTAGGATAGCACATAATAAGGGAGTGCCAGCTTCGCAAGCTGATAAGCTAAAAATGTCTAAAATGAGAAATAAGACCGGGCACTTGGGTGTTGGGTACAGCGCTAGATTTAAAAGATTTAGAGCAAGAATTAGAGTAGGAACAACTAGATTTGAACTTGGTTGGTTTGGTAGTGCAGAAGAGGCATCTCATGCTATAAACCTAGTCACAGGATGGGGCTGATAAATGAGTCTGATAGGTAACTACGCAGTCATATCCAAGACTCCAGGTAGATTCCTGTCAGGCACTACCTTGTCTGGAGATCGCGCAAATTTTAACAAGTCTGGAATGGATCGCAACAAATTCTTGTCTATGGCCAGTTTCATGTCTGTTCCTAACGGATACACTCCTGGTTATGCATTTACTCCTGCTCAGAAGGCCGGCGGACTGGCTACTTATAAGTATTTAGATGGGACTGCAAGCACGACATCCTCTCTACTGGCCTCAGGGATTAATATTGACGCTGGGTTATCCGCTGCAATTACAATAAGCAACGCAGACTTGAGCCAGATCATAGACATGGTCGCAGCTTTGTTTGCATCGGGCTCGTTTACCGATGCAGACGTATCTAGGCTAGCCTTGATATCTGCCGATCTAGCGTCCACAGGAACCATAACTGCCGCCGATCTGACCTTTCTTACGCAATATGCAATCGATGCTGCGCTGAGTGCATCTGGGTCTTTCACTACCACAGACATCGGCGCGATAATCAGCATGATTGCTGCACTATCTGCTACAGGCGTGTTTACAAATGTTGGCGACTTCGCAACTGCCGAGATGTCCGCTGACATATCCTCCGCTACGCCGCTGTCCCCTGAGTCTTTAGCTGCCGCACTATGGAACTCCGTAGCTGCCGACTACGACACGGCTGGTACTATGGGCGAAAAACTCAATGATGCTGGGTCTGCGTCTAACCCATGGACCGAAGTCATAGAAAGCGGCTACACAGCCGAAGAGATACTCAGAATCTTGCTGGCTTATGCTGCTGGCGAGACGACTATAGTCTCCACTGGCACAGGAACAGCCACTGTAGTATTCAAAAGTCAGGATGGCACCAAGAGCCGCATAGATGCGGACATGACAAATAGCGAAAGAACCACAATAACTCTGGATCCCACGTAAGGAGATAGCATGTTAGGTCACGTAGCCAAAAATATTTTCCAATCGGCGTCTGTAAACACTAGCGCACCGTTTAAAGTGAGCGGCGACGCTAAGGCTTACGGCGGATCTGTGTATATGCCAGGCGCAACTGCAGCTCGATTAGAGTTCTCCTTTGACGGCGGAGCTACTTGGGTAAACACAGGCATAGCATTAACAGCTCCTGCAGCAGGATTCTTTGGATGGACTGGAACTTACGTGACATATCCACTGGCCAGGGTGTTTGCTACGGCTGGAACTGCTACAAATTGCATAGTGTTCATTCCAGAGTAGTAAGGTACTGTTATGACAGACGATAAGCAGTTACAACTTAGAGCTAAGCGCAAAGCGTATCGAGATGCTAATAAAGAGCGTATCAATGCACATAATCGTGCCTATGTTTCGCGCAATAAAGAAAAAGAAGCTGCTAGATGTAAGCTGTACGCAGACAAAAATAAAGACAAAAAAGCGGAATATTGTAAAGCTTGGTATTCAGCCAACAAAGCTAGAATAACTAAAAGGCAGATGGCATATAACAAGATGCGCAGAGAATCAGATCCTATTTTTAAGTTGTCCGAAATAGTCAGAGTGTTGGTGTGTACAGCTATGCGACGAAAAGGGTATAGTAAGAAAACAAAGACTTATGAGATTATAGGATGTTCTTTTGCCGAACTAAACCGACATTTAATCGCTTCTGCTAGACGCAATTATGGCGGCAAATTTTTCCCTAAGCGGCCATATCATATCGATCACATACAGCCATTAGCAACAGCCAAGACAGAAGAAGAAGTGTTAAAGTTAAACCATTATAGTAATTTGCAGTACTTATATCCAAGAGACAACTTGAGAAAAAGTGACAAATTTACACCTGAGTGAGGTTTTGCACATGGCAAAGTCTGGACAAGACGTCAAGATAGAGGCTTACGAGAAGCGGCTGTACGACATGGTTATGGCCGACGTAGATCCTAAGCAGCCGTTTAAAGCCCAACAAGAGCAGGCTGATTCTATTATGACGCGCCTTCTTGGTCCCAAGTGGAAGCAAGAAGAGGGCAAGGACGACTCTGCTTATATTAACAAGCTGGACGAGGCTGGTGATCAGTACGACTTAGGTCGCGCGCCAGACGCACCGGCAGCGCTGGATGCTGAGAATCATGGCGTGACTGGCATACTCACCACGCTTAGAGACCTGCTTAACAAAATGGTGCCCTGATGCTTGAGACCGCTGTAGACAAAAAGCTATTGGCTGCGGCCATTCTGCGTAAAGAGTCAATGCAGCGCAAAGAGAGCTTTGATCCTTATAACTTAGGATCCAGGCCTACTGAGAAGCAGTGGGCAGTTCTACAAGATATCAAGGACTTCTACTCTAGATATGTGGTCGCTGCTAACCAGACAGGCAAGACGCTCCTAGGTGCGCGTGAGGCCGTGTGGATATTTACCAACACGCATCCATTCTTTGATACCAAAGAAATGTGGGGAGATCGCCCACTTACCATGCTGATACTTGGTCAAACAACCAAGCAGTTGGAGTCCGAGATATGGTCCAATAAGATCATGCCTCACTTAGAGGCCGGCACCTACCAAGTCCATAGCTCAGGTGGATCCCTGCAGTCAGTCAGCCATAAAAAGAATGGCAATCGCATGATCTTTATATCCCACCACAATGCCAACGACGCACGTAAAAACGCTCAGGCCTTCGTTGCCCAGTGGGTGTGGCTGGACGAGATGCCCTCCTCGCTGTCGCTGTTCTCCGAGCTAGAGACGCGGACCATCGCCACTAAGGGTCGCTTCATGTGCACCTTTACTCCACTAATTCGCAACTTGCAAATCAAGAATAAGATTGAGACAGTAGATGCCAAGTATGGCAAGAAGTACCAGTTTGCCATGCTTGACAACCCAATCTATAAGGGCCGCGAAGAGGAGCTGCTGGCGCGATATTCCACCCTACCTGAAGGCGAGCGGAATGCTCGTCTGTATGGCGAGTGGTATGTTGGTGATCGCGGTGTGTACCGTTTTGATCCAGATGACCATGTTGAGGATCCCACGACCTATCACCCATCTTGGCGGCACGTTGAGGTAGTAGACCCTGCGGCCGCTGGCTACGCTGGCTATGCCTTGTTTGCCGAGCACCCAATGACTAAACGCTGGTATGTGGTGCGTGCCGAGAATGTCAAGGGCGACTCAGCCACGGAGTTGCTGGCCGAGTTTGTCAAACGTAGCGAGGGTGTTAACTTAGTAAAACGAATTAGCGACCCGCACGAGGTCTGGTTTATTAAAGAGGCCGCTAAAGCCAAGATATTCTATGCCGGCGTATTCAATAAGAATAACAACCGAAAGCTGGAGCTTATTAAGCAGCTGCAAGAGCGCCTGGATGATGGCCGCCTCAAGCTCACCAACTGGGCTGGTGATGCGATCGTCGAACAGTTTATGGCATGCCAGTGGTCTGAGACGCGCGAGGACAAGATTGTTCGGTCATCAGACTACCATATGCTTGATTGTCTTCAATATTTCTGCGACGCCATACCTAAGCCAGAGGCTGTTGTTGCCGATATGACTTGGGAAAAGCAGCTGCATCTAGCTCATAATGCTAGAAAGGCCGCTGAGAAAAAGGCTCAAGTTAGGCCCAAGCTCACCTTCGGATCACGTAAGTCACGAATTCATAAGCGAGAATACTGATGATCACTGTAATTCTTGGATACTACTTGGGACTTCTAGTCTTTGCTTTCAATGGCTTACAACTGATTGCTCTAAATAATAAAGCTCGCGAACTGGCCGCCAAGGAAGAGGACATCCGTCGTCTACTTATTCGCGTCAAGTTAAGGAAGTGATATAATGGCTAAAGTTCAAAGCTGGACTCCAGAGCAATGGCGCAAGAAGATGGAAGATCTGTTCTCTGAGGCTAAGGCTTACAGAGCGGTCTTCGAAAACACATGGGCAGCTAACATCCGCCAGTACGCCGGCAATCTAGGCTTCCGCAATAATGGCGACGTGAATATAACATTTGATAACCTTTCGCAACTAGCATCAGGTTCGGTGGATTCTGGCGACTCCGCAATAGGCATCAACTACATCTTCAAGTACACCCGCTTTGTGCAGTCACAGCTATCAGCCAACCCACCTAGCGTCATCATCCGCCCGGCCACTACCGACGCAGCAGACCGCCAAAAGGCCGACGCCGCCGACCGTGTAGTACGTAATGCCCGCGATACCAAGGACATACCTGAAGAAGTGGACATGATGAACCTATCCACGCTGGTGTGTGGCATCGGCTGCATCAAGGTGTCCTATAACAAAGACAAGGGCGAAGTGCAAGACTTCGATGAATCCAGCGGTGAATTGCAGATGACTGGCGAAATCGAGGTCCACAACAAGAGCATGTTTGACCTGTGGCTGGATCCTAAGGCTACCAGTCTGAAGTCTGTCCGCCATGTGTTCGAAAGAGAGCTTCTAACTATCGAAGAGGCCAACTATAAATGGCCTGAGTTCGAAGATAAGATCAAAGAAAATCAATATAGCTTCGATCCCTCTGTCTCCTGCGATCCAGTGACCGGCTATAAGCACGCTGCGTTCAGAGAGCCAATGGTTGAGGTATTTCACTATGTTGAGACAGCTTCTCCAGTAAACGGCATGGCCGGCCGGTATGCGTGCTTCCTTGGCGACTACACATTCCTCGACAAGCCATGCAAGAACCCGCACCCAACCAAAGGGCTACCTTACAAGTTCTTCACATATGTTGACATCCCAGGATCCGTGTATGCTAAGTCAGTAGCTGAGTATGCGGCTAGGATCCAGGACATGCTGAATCGCATCGACAGCAACACGCTCGACGCAATCCAAGCCCACAATGTGGTGCGCATGGTTGTTCCAGACGGAGCGGACATCAGCGATGACGATATCTCCAACAGCTCCTGGGACTGGGTCAAGGTGGCCGGTGTGCAAGATGCCAACTCCATCAGATTCGTTAACCCGCCAAGCCTAATGCCCGACGCCTGGCAGTTCCGTGACAGTTACCGCTCAGAGCTACAGGATCTATACGGGATCAATGATTCAATGCTAGGTATCCAGCAGCGAGAGCAGTCCGCTGTGTCGCAGCAGACGGCCATCCAGGCAGGCACAGCCATACATCGCCGCCTTCTCAAGAAGTATGAGACCGTGGTGCGTGAGATCTACAAGGATTACCTTGAACTGGTCAAGCAACACTGGACCACGCCACACATTGTGCAGGTCATTGGCAAGGATAAGGCCTTCGAGTCTGTCAAACTTAAGGGAGCAGATATTGCTGGCGGCTACGACATAATTGCTGAATACGGCACCAGTTTGCCTATCGATCCTAACATGCGCCGCGAAGCTATCATGCTGATGATGCCTATGTTCGAGAAGGCTGGCATACCGCAGTCTACCATCCTCAAGCACCTCAAACTTGATGAGCTTGAAACTCTTTACGATATCAACGAGATGGCTGCTGACCGCCAGATGGAAGATTTCGAAGAAATGGTGGCGCTGTTTAGGGCCGGCAAGCCTACGTATATACCGCCAAAAGAGATGCAACAGCACGTTCCAAGATTGGCTTGGGCTAAGCAATATCTTGAAACTTCCGAATTTAAGTACTTAGAGCCGGAGCTACAAGACCTTATCCGGCAGCACATTAAAGAGCGCGAGCAACTACTAGCCAATGAGCAGCCAGCCGCAGCACCAGCCCCTACTGAGATAGCTGGAATGCCAGGAGTAGATGGAGCAATGGACCCAGGAGCCGCCATACAACAGGCCGGCATAGTTTGAAGATACCCTGGGTATCCCAGGATTCGAGATATAAAGCTACCCTGTCACGGTGCAGGATGCAAATGGAGAAGTAAGTATGCGAGATGAGTTAAGTGTTGACATGACCTCTGTTATGAAGGAAGCAAGCGCATTTTCTAGTCCAGCTCCTGAGCCAACTCAGAGCAGCAGTGTACCACAACCAGACGCGGACGATGGATTCGAAGCCCCCGATTCGCCATTCTGGTCGGATCCAAACAAAGAGTTTGGAGACCTTGGTTTTGATGAAGCAGTAGCTCCCGATAATGCTAATAAAACTGCAACTAATCGCGCAGATGAAGCAGCCAAGTCGGCCGCCCTGACCTACAAAGCCAACGGTAAAGAGCACACGCTGGATCTTAGTAAACCAGAAGTAGTGGCTGAAGTACAGCGCAAGCTCGCTATGGCTGACGGCATGAAAAAAGCCTTTGCCGAACAAGCTAAAGTAAAGCAACAGATGGCGGAAATGCAAGCACAGTTAACTGAGGCTCGCGAGTTTAAAGACAGCTGGGATAAACTTGAACAACTTCGGTACGATAAGTCTAAGTTGATTGAAGTGTTGACCGGCCAAAAATACGATGATCTCATCCAAGAGGAAGTTGCTAAACACAACATCAAGACGATGGGAACGGATGAAGAGCGCCAATTGCTTACACAGCAAGAGCGCATTAAGGCCCTAGAAGAAAGACTTAAGTTTGGCGAAGAGAAGACAGCTAAAGAGATTGCCAATGCTGAGAAGCAAAAGGCTGCTGCCGAGAAGGCTCAAGAGGCTGCACAGCAAGAG